CGTCTTTATGTTGATAGTAAGCTAGTCATCAGCGGCGCTGCTGGAGGTACTCAACAACCCAATACAGAATGGTATATCCACAAAAACGGAACTAATGCTCAATATGCAAACGCAAGTACCGCGTTCGTGTTAATTTGGGATGTTGCAAAATCTCAAGATGAGGTTGTCAGTTTTTCTGAATATCCATACCAAATTCTAAAACCCCGTAAAACTTTCTTTGTTCTAACACAAAGCAGCGGAGTTACCGCAAGCGTCACCGGCGCATCTGTTAGTTTATCTGCTGGCACACTAAGCGCATCTATTACTGAGCAGCTCACCGGTGCAGGTTTAATGGCAACGGCTGGAAGTTCGGTATCAGCGATTGATCATAGTTTATCTGGTGAATCTATTGCTCTTGCACAAGGGTTGGTTCAAGGGATTATTGAAGCGTTGTTAACGGGTCAAACGCTGACGGGTCAAAGTGGGTTACTGCAAAGCGCAATTAATCAAGCGTTAACGGGTCAATTGATAAGTGCGGAAGCGGATACCGTTACAAGCACTGCGGCTTACAGCTTAACCGGCCAGCCAATAAGTTCAGACTTAGACAATATTACAAATGCAATCGATCAAGCACTAACAGGTCAATCGGCAACCACAAACATCAGCGCGTTAAGCGAAGCTATTGCACACAGTTTAACAGGCCAGTCAATCAACATGGTTGCAGGGTTCGTTGAGCTGATTGGCAACGTAGTTCGCGGATTAACGGGTGAGCCGTTATCGGTTGCTCAAACAACTTTAACTTACGACTTAACGCAAAACCTGCTTGGCGGCAGTGTCACGACATCATCCGGTGTGGTTGAAGTCAGTGTCAATCAAGGTTTAACCGGCAGCGTTATAGCCCTATCGATCGGTGATTTAGCGCTACAAGGACAGACAGCAAGGCAGCTCGTTGGCGCATTGATTAGCGCAACATCGGGCAGCGTCCAGAGTGCGATTGAAGCGTCATTAAGTGGGCAAGCGATTGCACTAACACAAGCTACCATCGAGTCGGCAGTAAGCAGCTTACTGACCGGGCAGACAATCACAATCGAGCAAGGCAGTTCATCCGTCACGCTGGAAAAAACGCTGGCCGGTGAAACCATCATCAGCGGGCAAGGCACGATTGTATTTGATAGCTTAGATAAGTCAGCCACGTTGACTGGCTTACAAATACAAACCAGCGCAGGCATTGTGTTGGTCGATGGTGTAAGAGATACAAGACTGGTTAACGTCATCGCAATGGGTAACGGCGGTTATGTTGTCGTGCTCGATGCAAGCACAAAAGTTATTATTCAAGACAATGGAAACAAGGTGATTAACTGATGAAAGTACAGACCAAAGCGGGCCTTATTGACCGATCCGAATTGCAAGTAAAAGACATTATCGAAGAACGCGAAAATGCTCGCGTTACCGCGACAGAATGGTATTTAAACAATGAGATGGTTCGCAGAGATGTGAACGTGAATATTTTAACCGGCCTTGACATTCAGGGCGTAACCGAGGGCGTATGAAATGGCGAACACTCAAGCACTAGCCAACAGCTTCAAAAATGAACTGTTAACCGGCACACATGATTTAACCACAGGCACCGGCGATACGATTAAAGCCGCGTTGTACTTAGCTACCGCGACTGTCAATAAATCAACGACAGTTTACAGCGCAACCGGTGAAGTATCTGGCACAGGCTACACGGCAGGCGGAGCGACGGTAACCAACGGCACATCACCCGCTTTAGATGGCGACGTTGCGCACTGGACACCGAGTGCATCACTTTCATGGGCCAGCGTCACACTAACAACCGCGTTTGATGCGGTGCTGTTATATAACAGCAGCAAAACGAACAAGGCGATTGGTGTTTTTACGTTCGGATCGACAACTGTCGATGGCGGGAACTTCACGCTTAACATGCCTACCAACGACGGTACAACCGGACTGATCCGCTTAAGCTGATGATCATCTACGCAACCGACAAGGCTAAGATCAAGTGGCCTAAAGATAGCGCACACGACCCGGATTCTGAAGTCGAGTACAGCATCAGTTACGGTGTACCTGAGCGCCAAGATGCAACGGTTTACACGAAGGGCATCGATGTTGTACGCCCATCGGTTGCGAACGGTTGTATCTATGAATGCGTGAGCGGGGGCATTACTGGAACTGGCACGACGATGCTAACGAAAGAAGGCTCGACGTTTGACGACGGCGATGTAACGTGGAAAACACTACCGGCGACCACTCGCCTGCAAGCCGGTGATCAAATCACCGCGTCAACGTGGGAAGCCGATTCAGTTGATGTGACAATCACCGATGCGTCTATCGTTGATGCAATAGCGACTAAGTGTAAGATCACGACCGTACCGGCGGGCGCAACGAGCTTTGAACTGACGAACACGGTTGATATTACTTACGCAACCGGTCGCACAGAAAAGCGACAAAAGACGTTAATCATCCCGATTAAGGAGTTATAGATGGCGTTATTATTCGACGGGGCAAAAGAATCAACGACAACGATCGGAACTGGCGACGTTGAACAAAGCACCTAACTTTTTTGCGTAGATAAACATGGCTGATATTACATTTAACAACCAAACTCGCACGACAACATTAAACGCGAATGTTTTAGTCACGGGTGATTCAGCGCCTATTGTTGTCACTGTCAGTCAAGCGATCACCGAAGCGGCAACGGTAAGTGCGTCGATTATTACTCAAGCGCATGATGAAGAACTGGCATTTATATCGTGTGATTCATCGGCCGATGACGCAAATTGGGCGGCCGGTATTATTGCGATTGAATTCACCAGCGGTCAGACGGATTTAGAAGTGACCGGGCCGGTTGTGTTGATGATTAAAATTGAAGAGAACGGTGTAATTAAAACTTACTTTGCACAGATGGTTGTGCTTAAAGGCGTGATCTGATGGGCTTTGCTAATGCGTTTCCGAATCAGATTTTAATGCAGACGTTGAGCGATAATGTGACTTATATTTCCAACAGCGAGAAAAAAGACATCAAAGCCGTGTTTAAAAAAGGAACGATTGCATGAGAATAAACATCGGCATTGATGAAAAATCCTATCTTAGCCTTCAGCAAAATATGCAAGGCTTGGAAGGGTTGGCGCCGTATGTTGCAGCGACCGGTTTGACCCGCTTGGCGGTGCAGGTCAAACAAGAACAGCAGCGTGAAATGCGCGATGTATTCGATCGTCCTACGCCATTTACGTTAAATTCGGTGTTTGTAAAACCGGCAACGGTAAAACAACCCCAAGCTATTGTTTGGTTTAAAGACCGGACGAACCGAAGCTATTCAGGAACTGGTGGGCAAATTTCCGGGGTAGCCGGATTACGACATTATCTTTATCCGCAAGTGTATGGCGGCAAACGGCCATTTAAACGTTCAGAGGCTTTATTGCTGTATGCCGGCGCATTAAATAGTAATCGGTTTTTAGTACCTGGGCGCGAAGAAAAAACGGATCAATACGGTAATTTAAGCCGGGGTACATTAAATAAAGTGTTATCCGCTTTAAAAGCGCAGGCCGATCCGTTAGCAAACCAAAGCAAAGCCAATAAAAAACGTAAAAGTAAAAGAACCCGGGTCGATGGTTATTTTGCCGCCACAAATAAAAGCAAAACCAGGCACTTAAAACAAGGGATTTACAGACGTTATAAAACCGGGTTCGGCAGTGCGATTAAACCCGTGTTTATATCGGTTGAAAAGGTTGATTATGAGGAGCGCTATCCGTTCTTTGATGTTGTAAAATATACCGTACAAAACCAATGGGAACCGGTAATGAATCAAGCAATGTCTGATATTTTGTTAAAAAAACTGGTTAATGGAGCGCGGCGCTGATGTTTGATACCACGTCATTAAATTCAGCCATCTCTAACACGTTTTGTAATATATCCGCGCAATGGATTACCGGCGCTGGCAGTCAGACAATTAACATTGTATTTGATGAACTGCCGGTGTTTGAAAATGAAGAATCGGTACAGGTGGTTGATATGGCATATCAAGCCGAAACCGATGCCGACATTTCCGGCATGAGGCGCGGTCAAACTTTAATAATCGGTGAGCATTTTTATTTAATTTTATCCGCACAGACCGATCATACCGGATGGTCAACGATTCGGTTGGAGAAACAATGAGAATTTTAACCGTCATTCAAAGATTAAAAGACCAGTGCGCGTTATTAGATAACCGGGCAGAACCGGCTAAGAGTCTGATTGGCTTGTCAGATAGCGAAATTCAATATGATCTGCCCACAGCGTTTGTCTTGCCATTAAAAGAACAATCCGGCCCCAGTCAATTAATGGGTAGCACGTCACAAATGAAAATGAAGCGCTTTGCTGTCATTGTTGCCGCTACGACATCGAGCACAAATCAGGAATTTTTAGAAGATGTTCGTGAGCAAATTGCAGCGGCATTGGAAGGCTGGCAGCCAGATGCCAGTCACGATTATATTAATCATGTTGAAGGCGAAATGATCGACATGAATGCCCGCGTCACATACTGGCGTGATACTTTTGAAACTTGGACATTATCATGAGTAAAAAAACCAAAGTCAGCGTTCGTATTGCCAAGCCTGGCGTTATGAAAGTCGGTGATTATAAAGCCGGCCAGATTTATCAGGTTGATGAAACCGAAGCCGAGCGATTAGTCCGGTTTAAAGGTTTTGAAGTAGTCAACAAGCAGGAATCTAATGAGCAAAGCAACGATTAAACTTCACGAAACGCTAATCCGTCTGGCAAAAGGCATGATTAGCGCATGGGAAAACTGGCTGAAAGAACAGCAGATTTAACAACACCCCGGACGCACCGCAAACCTCGCTTCGCCTCGTTTGCCAAAAGTAACTCCAAGCATTTTAAATGATGAGGATACACTTATGGCACAAGCAAGAGGATCACAGAGCGTCGTCGCTTTGTTTGAAGAAGACACTTACGGATCAGACCCCTCAGTTCCTGATGGGCAACTGGTTTACTTTACATCATTTGGCCCGGCAAAGTCACAAAATCGCATTGATTCTAATGTTATCACTGGCGACCGCGAACGGGTAGAACCCTTTTTAGGTAATGTTTCGGTTTCCGGTTCTTTGCAAACAGAAATAGGCGCGGAAAATATCGGCACATTGCTTAAACATTTGTTGGGCAGTAATGCCGACAGCGGTGCAGGCCCTTACACTCATACAATGGTACCCGGTGACTTGCCAATTGGTTTGACGTTTGAGGTCGATTATGGATCTGAAATCTCAGGTTCAGGGCGTTACATTAAATACAACGGCTGCCGAATCAATTCAGGTCAATTTGAATTTCCAACCGAAGGTGCCTGTACTGCGTCGTTTGATATTGTCGGCGCTCAAGGAACTCCCGCATCAACCGCACTAGATGCCACTTTAACCGACAATGGCCATACCACATTCAGTTCATTTTCGGCCAGTATCGAAGAAGGTGGCGCGTCAATCGCTAATGTTAAATCAGTCTCTTTGACGATTGATAATGAGCTGAGTCAAGACAGTTATGTTATCGGAGGCGGTGGCGTTCGTTCTGCATTGCCGGAAGGTTTTTCTACAGTTTCAGGGTCATTAACAGCCATTTTTGATAGTGCCACGTTAATGAACAAAACCTTAAGCGATACTCAATCCAGTTTAAAAATCACGCTATCGCGTGGCGATGGCTTGGGTTCTGCGGGTAATGAATCGATTGAATTTTTTGTACAACAACTGAAATACGATCCGACCACGCCTTCCGTTGACGGTCCGGGTGGAATTGAAATTACCGTTCCATTTAGAGGCTTTAAATCAGGCGTTTCTAATGGCGTACAAGTCACGTTGAAAAACGCGATTGCAACGGTTTAATTAAGCGGGCCGGTCGTCCGGCCCTTGTTTTTTTTATAAGGAATAAATAATGGGAAAGTTCAGAAAAATACAAACTTTGTCTTGGCCAATCACTGTTCGTTTAGCGACCGGTCGTTTTGAAACAACCAAAGTTAAAGGCAAACCCGTTGAAAAAGAAATATTTGACGAAGAACGCATCAAAATTAAATACAAACGTTTAGGCAAAGAAGACTTATCTAATTTTTTTGCTCGTTATCAAGTTGATGAAGATGCGGTCAGTCAGGAAGAAAAAATGGAAGCCTATCAGGGCATGATTGATGAGCTTTGCGATACGTTAATTTTAGGCTGGGAAATTGACGACGAAAACGGCGATCCGTTGGAATTTAACCGTGAAAATCTGGCGATGGTTATGAATCATCCTGATTATCACACTGCTATTTTTAACGGGTTTATCGCTATGCAAGCCGGAGGTGCTGCAAAAAACTCATAACCGTCATCCGTTGGTTATATGGCGATGGCGTAGATGGTGTAAATGCAAAATACTGCCGCGATACTTGTCGCTGGAATCGCGGTACGGATAGCAAATGTGATCTTTGTCCTGAACCGGATATTCTTGAAGAAAACGAAGCCGTTTTAAACCTGTTTTTAAATTGCCTGACGCAATTTAGACAAGGTTTTTCAGGGCCAAGCGGCTTGGATTATGCCGGATGTCAAATCGTGGCGACCTGTCAAGAGCAGGACTTTAAACAATTATTTCCGGGGTTACAGGTATGTGAACGGGAATATTTAAATATCGTGTACGAAAAACAGGAAAAAAGTAAACATGGCTAATCGATATGAATTGGCGGTCGCAATTACCGGCGACGCAAAAGGGGCGGTCAATGCGGCAAAGCTGACTAAAGATGAATTGGCCAGACTTGCGCAATCTGCTAATCAGCAAATGCGCAAGATTCAGCAAAGCAGCAATCTGGCCACGCAAGGATTAAATCAACTTAAAAACGCATTAGGCGGTATTGGGATTGCAGCGTTTGCCAAAGAAGTTTTAGATGTTAATCGCCAATTTCAAACTTTAAAAACCTCATTAGTCACGGTTACCGGCTCGGTTCAATCGGCAGAAAAAGCATTCAAAGGGATCCAGTCATTTGCATCATCAACACCTTATACCGTTGACCAGATCACCGATTCATTCATCAAGCTAAAAGCATTAGGCTTAGACCCCAGCGCCAAAGCCTTAACCGCCTATGGCAATACAGCCAGCGCTATGGGTAAAAGTTTAAATCAAATCATTGAAGCCGTTGCCGATGCCAGCGTCGGAGAATTTGAACGCTTGAAAGAATTTGGTATTAAAGCCAGTTCTGAAGCCGACCAGGTTACTTTTACTTTTCAAGGCGTATCCACGACAGTTAAAAAATCAGCAGATGAAATCCAGAATTATTTAAAACAAATCGGAGAAGTTAACTTTGCCGGTGGCATGGTGCGTCAGATGCAAACTATCGACGGCGCATTGTCTAACTTATCCGATGCTTGGAGTCAGTTTTTAGATAATTTACTCAACAGTGAATCTGAAAACGCAATTACGGGGTTTGTTAACAGTTTAGCCAGTGGTTTAAAAAGCATCGATACCGTTTTTGTGAGTATTTTTGCTTCATTGGATATATTCCGGGCCAATGTCGAATATGCGTTTAATTATGCCGTTCTGCAAGTGACTGCCGCCTTTAAATCGATTGTGCAAGCGGCAATGGATAGCCTGGCCGGATTTTCTGATTTACTGGCACGCGGTGCCAGTGCAGTGGGTCTGGATAAAATGGCCAATAGTTTGCGTAATTTTTCCGTGTCTTTATCCGCAGGCGTGCCGGCCAGTGTTGAACTTGAGCAGGGTATTGCCCGGCTTAATACACAGCTTGATGCGGAAGAAAAAAACATCCGCGCCGCATATCAAAGCCATCTGGATTATAAGCAATCGTTAGACGATCAGACAGATGCGTTAAGTGATAATGCAACCGTAAAAAAACAAATTGCCGGTGCAGATGACGCACTGAGCAAAGCCGCGCAAAAAACTGCGGATGCCTTTCAATCCCAAGCCGAATCGCTTACCCAGCAATATTTAGCATTAACCGAAGGCGAACGGGCCGCCTATGCCTATAGCTTGACCCTGCAAGGCTTTAATCAAGATCAGCAAGCCTCTTTGTTAGCGATTTATGATACCAATAAAGCCCTGGAAGCCAATAAAAAAGCGCAAGAAGATGCGGCAGACGCTGCTAAAAAAGCCGCTGACGAACAAGCAAAAGCCATTCAAAAAGCCCGCGAAGATGCCGAACGTGAACAGCAGCGATTAGTCAAAAGCATAAGCTATGAACTCAGCTATGCGTTTGATGAACTGTTATTTTCCGGTCAATCGTTTACCGAATCCTTAGCTGACATGTTTGATCGCATGTTACAGCGCATGTTGCAATCCGCGCTGGATTTTGCCAGCAATCAAATCATTCAAGGTTTATTCAGTGGCAACTGGCTGCAATCCATCAGTGGTTTAGCCATTGGCGGTCTGGCAATCGGTGCATCCTACTTATTTGGCGGTAGTAAATCCCGATCAGACATTAAAGAAAGTCGTACCACGACAGCAGGCGATGATCGGGCGTTATATTTCATGGAGCAAGTGGCTTCAGATATTGCGTCACGAGATTATTATTATGCCTTGCAAATCGAAGCCTTTAGGCAAATGCAGCAGGATTTAAAAACCAGTGTTTCGGCTTTTAGTAATGCGCTTTTTAGTAGCAAAGATACTCTTTTTAGCTGGACTGACACTATTAGTAGTGGTATTTCAGACGTAATAGGTGATAGTTTTAGTTCTTTATTCAATACCAGCGGGGCATCATCAAATATTGATGGAGCATCAAGCGGCAAACTGTCCGGCATAGTATCTGTGCTAGGGGCAGCATATGGCGTTTACTCACTAATCGCGAACTGGAAAGAGTTATCGACAGCAAATAAAGTCATAAATACGATTAATACGTTAGCCTCTACAATCACGACAGGCATTACCGTAGCAGCTCAAGCAGGCGTAGCAGCAGCGCAAAGTTTGGCAAGCACAGTACCTGTTGTCGGCTGGGTTGTCGCAGGTTTAGCGGCAGCGTATCAGGGCATTACAGCAGCACTTGATGGTAATCAAAGACTGGCTACAGATTATTTTACTACTGCCGGGTTTGGCGGTATGAACAGAAGTATGTTTGGCAATGTTGGTGGTGGAATTGTAAATGCCTTAACGGTCGGCCCAGCATCATTAATCAGCGGATTGTTCAGCAAACCTAAACCCCCTAAACTCAACATCGACACAACTTTCTCTGAACGAGCATTGGGTTTACGCGAAGATCAGGTCACTGATCCTGGTGAACTCAGATACAAACAAATCGAAGGTACAGACTTTTATTACAAAGACAAAGGCGGTCGGTTAGCTGTACAAACACCGTTTGGTAGAACCGGATTTCAAGCCAGAAACTTTGATATGTCTAAAAAAGATATGATGGAATCTTTTGGTGATTTGTTATTAGGGATTAAAGCGGTTGATACCGAATTAGCCGATAAAATCAATGAGATTGATTTTGCACAAGGTCGAAAAGTTATCAATTATTGGAGTCAGGAAGTTGGTGAAACAATGGATTATTACGACCAATGGTTGTTAGGTATTGCCAGAGAAAGAGGTAAGTTCTTTAATCAAAAACAAAAAGCAGAAAAGTTTGAATCCGCTAAAGCCTTAGAGTTTAGATACGACAAAATCTTTGACGTATTAGGCGAATCGGGTACAGAAGTCGGTACAGTCTTAAACACTTGGTACGACGCATTATCTGATAAGTTTGGGCCAGAAAATACCTTATCACTGGTTCAGGTCTTAACTGCATCCGTTGATGCTTTACTGTTATTCCCAACTGATTTAGCTGATTTAGTAGCTGACCGTGTTAAAGCATTTGACTTAGGCGGTACACCTGATGATGCATTTAAAGAAATAGGAAACGTATTAAGTTCTTTCGCTATATTGAAAACCCAATTGTTGTTACTTGGCGAAACAGATTTTACCGACCAAACGCTGGTTGATTTTCTGTCGTACATGAACAGTATTGGTTTTGCTGTTGAAGATGCTGCACAGAGCATGATCGAGTATTCATACGTCTTAAAAGCCTTAAACTTAGACATCTCAGACGGATTAACTCAACTGTGGGAATACGCTAAAGCGCAAGAGTTTACTAATGCGGAAATGAGCAACTTCATTACAACCGTTGGTGCTTTTGCATCATTAGGGTTAACGCTGGGCTTAAACACCACCTTAGATGAATTGACCGCTATCTCTTATTTGGTTGGTGATATTGCTAAGAAAAACTTAGACAATGCTCAAGCCGAAGCCTTAGCCCAACAAGCATCAGAATATAGTGCCGATCAACCCACCGTTGAACAAGCCAGAACCGAATTAGAGAAACTAGGCATTGCTACGGAAGATGCCATTTTAGATGTCGTGAATCAAGTGACGTTTATGGATCGTGTGTTAAAGATCACAGGCACGTCATTTAAAGAACTGGGTGTCGGTTTATTAGATACCGTTAAAGGTTCGTTAACCTTTTTGGAAAACTTTGGCGGTTTAGAAGAATTTGAAAAAGTTTTTCAATCCTTTTTTACCCGATTCTACAGCGAAGCAGAACAATTCACTGTATTAGAACAAACGCTAACCAATCAGGTTACCAATTTAGGTTTAGCCTTACCAAAAACTCGTGAGGAATTTAAAGCCTTAGTTGAAGCCCAAGATTTGTTAACCGAATCCGGTCGCAATGCTTACGGGACTTTAATTTCATCATCGGAAGCATTTGACGGTTATTATCAGTATTTAGAAGCCCAAGACCAAAAACGTTTAGAGTCGTTAAAATTGCAAGCGGACAAAGAACTGGAACGGGCTAATAAGGAACTGGAACTGATGAAATTGCAAGGCAAGGAACTCGAAGCCTTAGCGATTGAACGCGAACGGGAATTAAACGCCTTAGACCCCGTTATTGCAGCGATTCAAGCCTTAATTTATGCCGAACAGGATTTAATCAAAGTCAGAGAAAATGCAACCCGTGTAGCCGAGCAACAAAAAAGTTTAGATATCGAACTGTTAAAAGCGAAAGGCTTAACCCTCGAAGCGACAACCCTTGAACGGCAGGATTGGGTTAAACAAATGACGGATCAGATGGACAAGGATATTACCGACTTAATTCAGTCGCAACAATCCTCGTTTGCCGCGATTGATTTACAACCCGAAGATACGGCACTGTCTGAACTGATCCGTCAATATGTGGCGGATAACAATCTATCCACCATTCAAGAGATCTACAAAGCTGCTCAAGAGGCCAGTATTGACCCGTATGTTGTCGGAAAAGCGTTCGGGTTAAACGCAGAAACCACAGCAGGCTTTTTAGCCGA